CCTATTGACAATCATATTCAAAGTGTGTATAATATATTTATATTCAAAAGGAGACAAAAGTAATATGGAAAACGCAATAGTATACTTTCTAGCAGGACTATTTATGTACGCTTTACTTGCGACAATCGTTCCATTGCTTTGGGCAGAAAGTCCAATCCTGTTCATCTGTTCTGTCGTCGGCGGATGTGCACTCTCTTGGGTAAATGGCGACTGGGACTAAAATAATTCGAATTTAGTCTTGACAATACCTGTCAAAGCGGTTATAATATATTTATAATCAAAAGGAGGAAAAAGTGAAAAATACATACAAACCAAAGTTTTCAGAAATAGTCCTTGACAAGTTATACGACATCGGATATAATATAAATACATATTTTGGGAGAAATACAATGGCAAACGCTAAAAACTACACAGAAGAAATGGTTTCAGAAATGACTACAGCATACACTGAAAACCCTACAAGAGAAACTGTAGACGCACTTGCACAGCAATTCGGCAAAACTACAAGAAGTATCATTGCCAAACTGTCAAGAGAAGGTGTATACATTGCACAACCTAGAACTACTAAATCAGGTGAACCAGTAGTATCGAAGACAGAATTAGTTGACACAATCGCTAACCACTTCGACATCGAGTTACCAACTCTAGTAAAAGCAGGTAAAGCAGACCTTCAAAGATTGGTTGACGCAATCTCACAATAAGAGTCAAGGAGTGGTTGCCCTAAGTAACCACATTTTAAAAAGGGTATCTACTTTGGAGAAGTGTCTTCGGAAGCACACCAAATGGAAGTAGCAAGTTCGACTCTTGACCTGCAAAGTATCTCTGCCCTTCTTAAAGTGTTTAATTCCGAACACTATAATAGCAATGTAGTATCGTTTCGATACAAATTTGCAAGGAGTCAATATGACTAAACTGACACAGGGAGCGAAAGCGAACTATAATGGAAAAGCATTTGAGTTAGAATGTGAATTATTACTAGAGAAGAACGGCATAGAGTTCGAAACACAAGTGCCATACACTAATCTTTACGGAAGTAGTAGGTGTAAAATTGACATAGTAGTAGATAAATTACATATAGAGTGTAAATATCAGGGAGGAAGTGGTTCTGTAGATGAGAAATTACCTTTCTGTCTACACAATCTTGAACAATTCGGTGGAGGACTCGTAATATTAGGGGGAGCACACTGGGAAAGTGAAAGAGGAAAGACCATACGAAAGTGGGCAAACGATGCTTTGGCATCAGGGTTGTTCTCCAGCAAGGTGCTAACTTTTGATGAATTAAGTGAAGATATTCACGAAATAATTCAAAGTTCTTCTTGACAAATGGTCGTAAAGTGAGTATAATATACTTATAAACAAGAAAAAACCCCGTTGGGATTGAGTAAAGTTTCTATCACCAAATGATAAAAAACTTAAAATTCTTCTTGACAAATGGTTAGAAAGTGAGTATAATATATATTCAGAAACAAAGAAAACAACACTAAATTGTAAAAATAAATGATTTAGCATTGACCCCAGACTCTTCGGAGGAGGGAGAGCGAATAAATAAGCAAGAGTTGTTTTCTACCCTGACTGGCGAGTCGTTAAACACTGCCGTATGCTCTTTAGACATTTTGAGATAGCGTTATCCGAAAATAATGTCCGCTTTTGAGAGTCGTTATGAGACATACCTTCCGCAGCAAGGAGAGAGTCATAACCCGATTAACTGGTCGGTAAAGGGTTGAGGGGATACTTTCAATAAGTCCTGCGAACTTAGTAGCAATACGAAAGCAAAGGCGATAAGCAAAGCACAACGAACCAAGAGACTCCAGCACTATCTCGATAGTATAAAAGCGATTTGTTTTACTGTTTTAATGGGCGTTACGACCTTCGGGTTTACTAAAACAGAGGTAATTGAACAGGGTGGATTATGACCATACAATCAACCCCAGTGTGAGGAAACCACGCTCGAACTATTAGAGGAGATTCAGTTTTAACTGTCAATTCGAAAAGTTCTTAATAGCAAACCTCGTTGTCTGCCACCTTAGGGTGCTACGGAAGTAAGCAGACACATATGCTGGTGCACATAGTGTGCCAAGTGAGAGTAAGGAAACAAAAGTGGTTTCCACCTCATACTGCGGGACGAGTGGGCAGTATGACACGATTTTGTCGCTACCATTAAGTTGGAAAGAGATTGGTGAGAGTACGGAGGTCGCACCTTCACTCAACAGATATGTTGTAGAATCACGCACTCGATTAGTCGACAGTAGTAAAGAAGTGATGCGAAATGAGCAGTATACCATAGACGCAAGTCGTAGATTGAAGTTCGTAATATCCATCACCTCTCGTTACGCAGTGGATAGGTTCGTGAATTATTCCGCCACGACCACTTTAAACAACAAAAACTTTGGATGGAGAGTGAAGTAGTAGGGCAAGTCCCACGCTTTTCTCTCCATTTTTTTCGCTTCAAATATCCCCACACACAAAATTTCTTATGTTAATTTAAAATAGTTCTTGACAAACAAGTATAAATTCTGTATAATATCTATATGAAAAGAAAAAGGAAACCACATTTTCCTAGATGAATGAGTGTGGAGGTTATGTCTGAACATACACTGAGGGATGAAAATGCCCTCCCCAATTTAACAATATAACACAGGAGAGCATTATGCCAACAAAATTTAAACCAAGTGAAAAAGTCTACAAGCGTGGAGTGAAAGCGTCTAAACTAAAAGACAAGCACTTCTACATCAAAAATGTAGCAAAAGAAGAACTATTCAAAGTAATCAACGAGAGTAGAACTAAACCAAAACAAAGACAGAAGTGTCTAAACGAACTAGCAAGACGCAAAGTTCAAGTAGTATGGGTAGACCCAAGTGAGGTGCAATCATGAGATGGAGTAGCAAAGCAGAACATGTTAGTGTAAAAAAGAAAACATCACAAGGCGATTCACACAAAAGAGTCAGTCTGAATATGAACAAGAACAAGAAGCGTTCATTCAAAAAATACAGAGGGCAGGGCAGATAGTGGGAAAACTACTACAGTTCCCTGACCGAAAGAAAATTGCAGTAATAGAATTGCAAGAGGAGTTAAAGGTGCAGGAAGAAGAAATTCAAATGTGCCTTGACGACTTAGAAGATTTAAACGAACACATAGTAGAGTTGACAATGGAGTACGAAACTCTGTTGAACCAGTTATGTAAATTACAAGGCATCAAACTGCCTGAGGAGAGATTCAATGACTAGAAAGTCAAGACAACTAGAGCAAAACATACGAGATATGAAGTATCGTATGGAACTAATAAGAACAATAGTGCCAGTATTAGTATTAATTCTACAGGTTTTTATACTTGGGAGAATACTATGAAGCAAGGCAGTATGCAATATGACCAGCATGGTCGTAAGAGAAAAGTAAAACATTTGTATACAAGTAAGAAAGCGAAACCAAATTTCGATGTACAGATGAAGAAAAAATTTAGAGAAGTAAGTGATATACCTAGTGCACCAGTAGGAGAGTATACTGTGCCTAAAGATAACTCTTACAAACAAGACATCAGTAAGCAATATACGGTATCGATTGCTTATAACAAGGGTGCATATCAAGTGATACCTAAAGGAGAAGTGAAAGACATTGGCAAATAAATATAATAGACACTATGCAGTAGGCATGGAAGCAAATGGTAGTAAAATAAAGTCCATTAACTACCCTTTAGACACCGAACGTAAATTTCCACACTGGGATTGTCCAGCAAGGAACTGTAAACATATGTGGATAGAGTTAGAAGATGGAACAATACTAAGAGATGATGAACTTATACTCAAGAAAGAGTGGCAACAACTACAAAAAGCAGAGAAGTTTATATCTGAAATTAGTGGAGGTGTAGCATAATGAGTAAGATTAATGACTACGCTAGGTTTGTTGACAGTTGCACATCTGAAACAAGTAAAGATACGACTAAAATGTGTGATAGATTGGACAGATTGATGGGAACTCACAGCGTCTTTCAAGGAAAGATAGTTGAGTGCGAAATCGATATGGCAAGATTGATGACTGCCTTGATAGGAATGATGGCAGAAAGTGGTGAGTTTGCTGAAGTAGTAAAGAAAAAAGTATTTCAGGCAGATACACAGTTCTCAAACGATGAGATTTTTCATATGAAAAGAGAACTAGGTGATGTATTATGGTATTGGGTGCAAGGTTGCATAGCATTAGGTTTCACTCCTGATGAAGTTATGGACGAGAACATCAATAAACTAGAGAAAAGATACCCTAATGGATTTGAAGTAATAAGAAGTGAAGTAAGAGAAAAGGGAGACATATAATGGCAAATCATGTATATTTTACAATACACATCGAAGGTATTGAAGATGAGCAGTTCAATAACTCAGTAATAAGTGAGAAAAGGACTAGAAACGACTATGAAGGCAACCCTTATGAGATAACAGAGTTGGTTGAGGTAGAACATCAACCATTCATGTCCTTAGTAGAAAAACGATTGGACAAAGATGGAGAGTTAGAGGACTCATATGACTGGTACTGTAATCAAGTAGGTGCTAAGTGGTGCCACATTGAAGAATGTCAAGATGGGTATATCGCTGGGTACAGTGCATGGAGACAACCACATGAGTTAGTAATAAATCTAATGGAATTCTACGCAACTACGTATGAAACTGAAGTAAGTGCTAGTATGACTTATGAAGATGAGTTTAGAAACTTCATGGGTAAGCAATACTATGGAACAGTTCATGATGATGATGGTTGGACTGCTTGGGAAGGAGACTACAGCGAGACTGATGGAACTGAACTTATGGAGCAGTTTGATGAGTTATATCCTAGTCTAAACAGTAGTGATAATGACTTCGAGTGGCATGAAGAACACGAAGTAGATGGAGAAACAATCTATCCTTACGAAGTAATGGATGAATTAGCAGACCAATTCTGGGAGAGAGCATAATGAGTCAATATGATGACATAGTTCAAAAACGAAGAATTTTTCTAGCAGCAGAGGAGTGGGGAAATCAAGTATCTCAACACTATGTATGCAAAGGAAATATTGGAGACTTAGGTTTTGGTATGGGATATTTTGTTTACTACAATAACGGAGCAGTACATAAACTACAAGGTAAGAATATTACTATAGTGCAACCACAGATGTCTATAGAAGAAGTAATGGATGCTTATGAGAGGAAAGACACATGATTAACTACACACAAGACCAAGTAGAGTATATAACTAACCAATATAGACTTAAACCTGATAGAGATACAGTAGAAAAACTAGCAGAAGAACTAGATAAGAGTGTAAAATCTATTATAGGTAAACTATCAAGAGAAGGAGTCTATAGAAAGACTGAATATACTACCAAAACTGGTGAAAAACCAGTAACGAAACTAGAAATAGTCCAAGAAATGGCAGACTTACTGGAAATACCAGTAGAAAAACTATCAGGACTAGAAAAATCACCAAAAACAGTACTAAAACTACTAAGAAATTCACTAGGAGAAGAATAATGCGATTATGTAAGTTAGTAAAAGCTGGAGAGAACATGAAAATTATAAGTGAGCATGGATTATATGCAGAAGTGATAGAATTGTTCGAAAGTCCCAGCGGGTATAAAGCACGACTAAAGTTCGGAGACGACTGGAAAACTGAACTTTCAGTGAAGCGTCTAAGAATGATACAAGACCCCAACGTGCAAAGAAGTCCTCATGCAATCTAAAGGCTAAGGGACAACTTGGGAAAGTTATCGATAACCCTCTTAATTGAGGGTTTTTTATTGCCTCAAAAAAATTTTGAATTGGCACAAGTTTAGTAAATTAAGGATAAGTTTTTAGTAATTGTTGATTAGATTGAAAGTTAATAAACTTTAGAATTAAGTTTAGTTGATACTTGGTTGTATCTTGTTGATTTGTTTATACAATTAACACTCTGTCATTGTCCCAGATTAGATGCTCAGCTGTCACTCTCGCTTACGCTTCGTTCCAGCTTCTCAGCATCAGTTAGGACTAACGAGTGTAATCGGTAATTCGTATTGACTGTATATCAAATTTATGATAATATTTTATCACACTTTTTATCATAATGCAAGAAGTGTTTTTCGAAGGGGTATGGTTTGATGGATTCGATAGGGGTTAAAT